TTCTGTGATAACAAGTGTAAGTGCATGGAACAGTATTATAAAACTAAATCTAAACAGGGGAAGCAACATGATTGATTTATTCGGAGAGTTCGCAATATTGTGTGCAGCAACAGTATTAACGGGTCTAGCTATATCTTTACTTACAGACAAATACAGCCAGGATAAATAACATGAAACTATTAACACTTGCAGCAGTTGTGCTTATGTCATTCACTACCAGTGCTTATTCGGCAACTGACAAAGCCGCTGCGTATGAGCTTTGTGACAATGTGGCGTATCTAGCAAAAGCTTCTATGAATAATAGACAAAGCGGAATATCCCTTAGCTACACACTTGGTATTATAGATGGATACGGAGGTGATGCGGCTGAAATTGGAAGAGCCATTGTGATTGATGCATATAACCGACCTCGCTGGAATGATGAGGCACGCAGAGAGAGTGCTTCTGTAGATTTCGAAACCGAATACCTACTAGCTTGTATGAAAGCAATGAATTAATAAAACAAAGGAGCGATTCATGAACATTACTGCAAACCCTTCATTTGAAGTTATTGTTGACCTGTATATGCCAATATTTAAAGAGGAGCCAGAGAAAATACATGAACTAAAGTCATGGATGGACCAAAGGGCTTATCATGGAAGAATACAAAAGAAATGGAATAAAAGATTTGGAATTAAAAAGGAAAGGCTGTTCTATGTTATAGAGGGGAATAAGGTATTAACGCACCCAGTTAACGCCGAGTTAATTAGACATATGTAAATAAAAAAGCCCTGACTCATAATCAGGGCTTTTTCGTTTAAGGTGTTGTATCGTCTAGCATGTGAATAGTGAAGTTTGCATTACCCATCGTCACCGTACCCGCTGTATCCGATGCGACCCAGGCTGTTTTGAACTGGTTGGTCGTTGACTGAAAATAATCTGACCAGCTCGTTCGATGCCAATAACAAAACCAACTGTCGCGCCATTTCCAGAGTGCCTGAACCCAGCCCAAGCTACGGGAGCCATCATCACAGCGCTAACAATATTGCTGGGTATAACAAGTTCGGCAGAACCTGATACAGTTATTTCCTTTGATAAACCCTCAGAAATAAAAGCGGTAACTTTATAATAACCACCGAATGGCCCCGCGCCTGCTACAACTGGAGCTGATGGAGGGTTAAGTGTTGAGTTGCCGCTGGGGTGAGCTAACACCGCTAAGGTAAAAGGTGACCCGTCATTAGTGTCACGTTGAGTTATCGCCATCGTTGCATATACAGGCCTGAAAACAGACGATTCTAAAACAGCTACTTTCTGACTTGTGCCCGCTGGCGTGTCGGTTGGGTCATCAATATTTACAGCGTGAACCATTTTCACACCGGGTGTTGCTGTCGGTAAGTTTATTGGTAATTTATCTGGCATGTGCTTAGCTCCCTGTATGGGCGATATTGTCACCCAATGTTGTTGTTTCAAAATCAAGTAATGTTGTGATTACTTTCGTGCTTGATGGTGACGCCGGGTTTTTCGGTAAAATATCCACGCCAATAGTGTTGCCGTTTTGACTAATGACATAAGCCACGAATGCAGTGTCGCCAACATTAATATATGAGGTAGCACCGTTCCAAGCTAAAACTACTTCACCAAAGCCTTCAACGTTAAGCGTGACATTTACAGCCACTCCCCACATACCATCAATATTTGATTGAAGTATCACAGCTGTTGAAGAGTCATCCACTATCAATGCGCCAACAGTATCAATGAAATTAAACCATAAGTTAGAATCTAAATCACCGTACAAGTTAACAGCATGATAGCCATAATCATCACCTGAGTTTCCAATTGTCCATTGTCTTTCGAACTCAACCGGAGTCACACCAGAGAATGGCCCAAACTTTAATGGAGATAGCCCCGCACCGTAAATCGGATTAAACGGGGTTACGCCTGACATTACACATTCTCTTGGAATGAAACTGTTGCACTTGCTAGTGATGCACCGTTAGCGCACTTAGCCCATACAGCCGATTCAGAAGCGGCAACAGCATACCAATCACTGCCTGACTGTAATCGCTCACCTACATCTGTAGTGGGAATAGCTGCACTGATAGCGATATCTACATCATCACCACCAATACGCTGAACCTTTGTTGCTGTGCCAGCCGCAATACCTGACAAGGTGTTTAAGTCCTGCCATGTGTTATTTAATTTAATTCGTAATACGTTATCCGCCATGATTTTTATTCTCCTAACGATGCTGCTTTGATTTCATTTAGGCCAACGGACGCAAGAACTGAATCCTCATCCATTGAATCGCCTCCTGGTGTAGACATACCCTGCATTACTGCTTGGAATGTCTGCGCTTTCTTAAGATTAACTTCTGCTTTCTTAGTCTCAGTCGATGCCTCTTGAAGAGGAAATCTATAATCTTCTAATTCATTGAGCTTAACCATACCTGCGCGGTTTAGTATCTGCATTACTTGCTGAACATATCCGGCGCACTTAGCTTTTTGTCTATCTGCAATAAGATTATTAACTGCTAATTGGTCTTCTTCACCTGAGTATTGTCCGCCACCTTCACCTGTAAATGCTCTGACAGGATATCCAGAATAAGCACATATGTTATTAACACTTACCATGAATGTATCTTTAGGACTCGCCATGTTAGATGTTAGCTGTTTAATCTTTCCGCCACTTGTAACAATCTGATTTTGCATCTTGTTAGTAAAGTTTTTGGTTGATTCGTTGATAGAGTCTTGAGCTTCCTTATTAGAGCTCAATGTAGCCGCAAAAGACGGGTCAATCTCATTAACAATAATTCGCTGAACGTTACGGAAGAAAGCCTCTGAGCTACCGCCCGATGTTTTCATTACATCTAGCAAAGTATTATATACAGGTCGTAAATATGGAATGCCTTCAACATCTGAGTCTAATGGATTCTCTACCATATGAACGATACGAGTCCAATGCACTAGCATCGATGTTAATACAGTATCTTTCTCACTATTATCACGCGCCATCTTTTGCACACGATAATATTCAGGCAATCCAAAGCGAGGGTCGGATATCTCCTGCACTTGAGAGTAGATTTCTATACCATCATAAGCAAAAGCTTTGAAGTATATTGATTTGAATCCATCGCCACTAACTGGGCCTACTGGCTCATTAGTTGGCAATCCATCAGGCACACCAACAAATAAACATGAAAACTTGCCTATTCTGGATAGCACATCAGCACGCTCTAGAACTCCGGTCATGCCTTTATTGTTAAGCTTGGTAATCTCATCATCTAATACTTCTTTGGCGTCATCATCATCATCTGCGTATACAGTGAATCCATCACGCCAACATGACTTAGACATGCCGAATACCAAACGGTTAGCCATTGGATGCTCTACAGCGATTTCATAAAGCTGATTGAATGACGGGTTATGCACATAGCCAAACTCTTGATATATATCGCGGTTATCGTTATGTGATACACCTAGCATATGCGTGAATTGCTGCCTAACAGCCGTTAAGCCGTTAGATAGATTATTCACCTGCATTCTAAGTGATTTAGTTATTTTGTTTTCGTTCCAGAACATTTGTTTATTCCCTAAGAAGCCCATGGCACAAATTTAAATTCTTTTGGTGCGTATAGCATTATAACAGTATCATTGATATTAGGCGATTCCTGACCTGTTCTCTTCTTCATATCCTTCTTGCTTTCGACTTTCTTCTTGCTGTTTGTCTCTGACTTAACCCATAGTGCCGTTGACATTTCACGCATCAACTTCTTCCACAGTTCATCATCTTCAATATCAAGAGATAGCATTGTATCGAACGGTATATCTCTTTCGCCTAGCTCTATAAATCTATATGTATTGTACAACATCTGAGCAACTACACCATGAGCGTGAGCTTTCTGGTTGCAGTATATTTCTGATGGCTGCTTATCTGTACCGTCTATCTTTTCAACTTTAGATGCAAGAACCGGGTCGCCAGCATTAAACGGATTAACCTCAATTGTTATTCTTGAGTAAAGCTTGCCATCCTCATCTTTAGCAATGCCTTTGATATTATCATCAACAAATACACTTACACCATCACCAAAGCCGCCACACTCATCATATGTAAACTCTTCAGCATTATATTTTCTAGTTGTATCGAGTGCTCTATGCGTGGCCTTTCTCAAGTCTGGTGATTTAACCCATTCATCGATGTACTTAACGCAATTACCATCTGCATAAGCAACAGCATTAGCATCTCGCCCTTGTCCTGCTGGGTCATATGCTACAACCTTTTTACCTACCTTTTGCCACTCAGCATGTTTACTTGCGAACCTAGATGATTTCAACCAATCCAAATCAATTATCACATCGCCTTCAGAGCCTTTCGGAATACCCTTCCAGATATTATTATAATCTTTAGGCGGCATTGTTTTCTTGGCATGTATACGCTGCCTTTCTAGGAACTCAGGGAAATGCCTGTTATCGCTGTAGTTGCACCGTGTAACCAGTGTTCTTGGCGGAGTGTTAACTATCCACCGCTGATATGTATCATCAAGCTCATTAGCGGGATTGAATATAACAATAACGATTGCCCTGCCTGATATGGGGCGTATAGATGGTAGTAGTTTATCCCAGGAGTTTTTTGATACATTTTCAGCCTCTTCCACTAATACAATATCAACATCAGCAATCGATTTAATATTATTAATGTTGTTCTTTAGACCTTTGAATATGAACTTAGAGCCGTTTAAGCCAACTATCTGCTTCTCAGTTATCTTAAAGAAATGATTTAAACCTTCCTCTTGGATGCACGCTTCTAACTCAGCCTTAACAGATTCATCAATAGAGTTCTGTAATTCACGAGTAACCAATACCCTTACAGGCCTGATTGCTGCCTCAAGTATTACAGCTCTAACCTTATCTTTTGTCTTGCCACCACCACGACCGCCGTAATCAACAAAGAAATCATAGGCGTGATTGAAGAACGTCCGATGCTTTAGTATTAGTGAAGCATCGGTGTAGTAGGCGGGAGCGAATACTTTTTGAGGCGAGAAGTGCAGCTTATTCATCTACGGCAGCTGTGATAGCTCCCCATGGTGTTAATGTTTCATGTGATAAAACTTCAATCTTAGTAATATCTAACCCAACTAGCTTAGCCTTAGCCATGGTCGCTGAGACAGCCGCAGAGGACTGCGCGTTTTCTGGTTGCATTGCTAAGCGCCTTGCTGCATCTAGCTCTAGGATTAAGCTATCGACCGTTATACCGTGATTCTGTGCCGTTTCTTCCTTCAGCTCTTGGTACCTTAGGAGAACCTTAGGTATCTTAGATATCTTGCATCCTTCCACGTGAACTGATTCATCTTTCCACTTCAAGCTCTTTGGGTATGCATATCTAGTCGCTTCTGACTTGTTATCCGTTTCATGCCATTTCTGTGCGAATAGTTCATGTTGACCATTCTGTAATACTGGCATTGCTTTTACCTCTCTTATAAATTAGGTTGCTCGTTTTGCCGTGGTGAGCATAACCAATCTTTACCCGTTTCAGGCTGGCGTCCTAAAGGTAGCGCCTACTAGGATTCTTTGCTTTCTTTCTTCATCATTTCTTTACCCTGCTCAAGTGCTTTCTTCTTGGCATCAGGGCCAGTGAACACAAAACCTTTAGAGCCGTATTTATAGCCCTTCTTGCCATCGCGTTCGCCTTCGATTACATCATCTTCATTGTAGTAGCCTGATGAGCTTTTCTTTTTGCCTACAGATGAATCTTCTTTGTTTCTATCTCTCGCATGTACTGGCATTTAAAGCCCCTTAGTTGTTAATAATACGTAAGCGCCTGCTAGTGTTGCACAGGCTATTCCGACAAACCATTTAATAAGCGTGTTTCTTACCTGTACAAATGTAGACATTATTGCTTCATTGCCTGCTTCAGTAAGTTCCAATGCTCTTACTCTTTCTTGTAACTTTGATATTTCTGTTTTAACTTCTGATTTAAATTCAGAGCTTGCTTTAATATCATCTTCAACTTTGCTGATAAGAATACCAAGCTTCTTATCAATCTCGATTATCATATTCTTGTCTGCATCGTTCGGCATACTTGACCTCGTTCTCTACGGTGTTCACATTAAGTAATTTAATTAAGACGAATACACCGCCTATCATTGTTATCATTACCGATAAGAACAACAGAGCAACAATTATTTGATTATCTGTCACTGCTAGTTATCCCCAATGCAATTAAAATAAATACAAGTATAACATTAAATTCTTCAAGTTTATATTGCAAGAACTCGTTACCTGTGAAATGCCAGTGGGGGATAAGTGCTAGGCATATTGCTGCTTGCATTAACATGAATATAGCAAGCACCTTTCCCGATGTAGTTTTAATCAATAGGCCAATGAATGCAGTCATCACACTAATCATTGCAGCTACACCGTAATACAATGCGATGTCTATGTTCGCCCTATAAACAACCTCTAATAATCCACATGAGCCAGCAATAAGAAAGAGTAGTCTTTTATCACTAGCTATGGAGCAGAGCATTAGAACGATAGTAATTACAAATAAGTTTTCCACTATTGATAACCGTTATGAAAAAACGACAAGTGATTGGCATCGTTAAATCTTCCGCCCCATCTAGCAAGCGGATGGATTCTTTCCCATTCCTCACCGATTTCTTTCCATGCTGGGTGATTGCCATCCTTTATGTATTTATCATCAATCCATAAGTTTAAGTCACCTGCTAGCCTTAGCTTATGATTGCTGTAACTTGCTCCGTAGCCTTTCTTTTCTCCTAACTCGCCATGTAATCGATGGTCACGATAAAAGTCACCTACTGTTAGCTCATATCCTCTTGCATATGCATAGTTAATAATCTGAGCTATTGCTAGGGTAAACGCTCTTTGCTTTTGTGATAGTTTCATTTATGTGCCTCATTTTTATTTCTGATTGTCCATCCTTTGTAGGATGATTGAGATCCACTTGCTAATGAGTAAAAACCCGACGCAGACATTCCCAGTTTTTCAGTAATTAGCATAATATTAACAACATCTACAAAGTTTCCATTTGGATCTATGAACGAGTATGATTTTGCATGAGCATCTGATGAATTCTCCCTATGCGTCACAAATGAGCACGTTAACGGGCCATACACTTTATTGCCCTTAACCTTTATATCCTTATCAAGCTGACATCCTTTAACGTAGTTTTTATCATACCAAACCGCGAAGTTTTGAAAGTTGTGCCATTCATCACACACGGTGCACCCTATGTATGTAGGGCTAATTCTTTGAGTTATTACGTCATAGCAACGCTTTATCATGTTTACCCATGTTACGTATGATGCGTGCATTGATGGATTTTCTATCCCCGCTATACCGAAGTAGCCAACGCCTGTAATAGATGGGAATAGCCTATCCCTAACCTCACCCTTTCTTATGTTTCCAGATGACGTCCTGCATTCAAACCCTGTAGACAAAAACCTAACGTCCACATTAAATGTACTGTTGTATTTTATTATCTCGAGAGCGCTATAGTTACTTGTTTCGTAGATTGTTCCAGCGACCATATCTTTTGGGGTGATTGATATTCTTTTTTTATACATAATTTGCTCCGTCAAGAGTTAGTCAGAAGTATTGCGGCAGTCATTGACTAGATGATGTTCAGTATATCTACCTAGCCGCAGGTTAATTATACACCCTACTTAGAGTGAAGGCGATTATGTTTTTCTGTTAGCTCGCACTGTGTGATTATGCGCTGCTTGTAAGTGTGGATTATTCTCTCAAACTTGCTATACAGCTCCTCACTCATTGAATCAGTTTCACCTATTGAGAATCGTACCCCATGATTAGGCACGCAAGGTAATTCTAGGTCGGCGTGCACTATTTCTAATGTAGTACACGCCTGCAAGCTAAAGGTTAGCATTACGGTCATCACG